CAAGCATGCTGCAGGATCCGCACGAATTCATTCCGCTGGCGATCGAGGAGGGGCTGACCGCGGAACATTTCTATCTGCCCAGCCACGCCACGCTGTTCGCGCTGCTGCTCACCCTGGCCGACGCCAACGAGACCATCGAACTGGTGTCGCTGATCCAGCGGCTGCTCGACCGTGGCCTGCTCGACCGGGTGGGCGGACCGTCCGCCGTGACCGACATTTACGGCTACTCGATCAACAGCGCGCACTTCCGCCAGCACCTCGCCGAGCTGCGCAACAAATTCGCCGGCCGCGAGTTGATTCGCATTTCCAACGCCACCATCGCCAGCGTTTACGACTCGCCCGACGAGATCCCGGAAACCCTGGAGCGGACCGAGCGCGAGGTGATGGGCATCCGCGACATGGACGCCGGCGAGAAACCGCAGACGGTCCGCCAGGCCGCCAGCGTGGTGATGGCCAAATTCGAGGCGGAGCTGCTCCACGATCCCACCGCCAAGGGCACCCCCAGCGGATTCGAGGATCTCGACCGCGCCATCGGCGGACTCAAGCCCGGCGAGATGTTTGTGATCGGGGCGCGGCCCTCGGTGGGCAAAACCGCGCTGATGATGAACGTGGTCGAGCACGTGTGCCTCGGCAGCGAAGTGCCAACGCTGGTGTTCTCGGTGGAGATGAGCACCGAAGCGATCACCAAGCGGCTGATTTTCTCCCGCGCCAAGTTCGCCCTCAGCCAACTCGCCCGCGGCTACACGCCGACCAAGGGCGACCTGCAACGGATTCAGCGGGTCACCTTGGAGGTGGCCGGAGCGAAGCTGTTCATCGATGACAAGAGCGGCCCGACGATCAGCTACATCCGCGCCAAGGCCCGGCGGATGAAACGCGAGCACGGGATCGGACTGATCTGCATCGATTACCTGGGGCTGATCAAATCGCTGTCGAAGCAGTCGCAGTATTCCCGCGAGCGCGAAATCTCCGAAATCTCCGCCGGCGTCAAAGGCATGGCCAAGGATTTGGGGATTCCGGTGATCCTGCTGGCGCAGCTCAACCGCGACGTGGAAAAGCGCAGCGGCAAAAACGAGGTGAGCAAGCCGCGGATGTCGGACCTGAAGGATAGCGGCAGCATCGAGGCCGACGCGGACATCATCGGCCTGCTCTCCCGCGATGCCTACCAGGGAGCCGAGGACAGCGGCCGCGCCTGTCTGGATCTCGCCAAAAACCGCAACGGCGCCACCGGACCGATCCCGCTCACCTTCATCGCCGAGCTGATGCGCTTCGAGACCGGAGCGCCGGCGCAGGAGTCCGAAGCGGCGGCCAGCCAAGCGCCGAAAAGCCGGCATGATTACTGATCGCCCAAGTGCCATCACTCCCTTGTTCTCCTTCTTCCAAATTATGACAAAATCGAAAACCACAATCCGATACCACATCCAAGCGTCACTCGCGGGAGGCGCATGGCGAGATACTAACGAAACCGGATTCGCATCCAAGAAAATCGCAGAGCGAGAATTTGACCGGATTCTTCAGGACTGCTTCCCTACATGGCGGGGGCTTTCACTCTGTTGGAAGGTGGTCAAACGCCGGGTAACTCTAATCACTGACACCGAAGAGGTTTTCTTCTCTACCCCATCGCATGGTAAAAAACGGATACTGCTCAGCGAAATGCTGGTGCCGTCATGGCTACCTGACCGCCAAAAGATGCGGCTGAAAATGCGGCGAATCCCCGGCGCACCGGAAGAATATCAACCCCAATCCCAACAGCCGGAACCATGAACGCCACCCCCGAAACGAATGCGATGGTTGCTGCCGACCAACACCACCTGGACGATGACAACTTCTTCCCTGCGACTGTCTATTGGCGCATGTGCGACTTGGCGCGGACGCTGGAACGCGAGCGTGACGAGGCTAGGGCAATGGCCAGCGACATGCGCAACCAGTTTGAAAAGGCATCAACGGCCAGACTATTTTTCCCTTGGGAGAACACAGCGATCAGCGGCGGGATCCATCATCCAACAAACCAATGACCCCATTCCTCCCAAACGACATCGCCCGCTGCAACGGGGATGGTGACGACGCTGAAGGCTGGCGCGAAGGCTGCGAAACATGCCTTCGCCGCACCGCGCCACGCTCCGAGCGATTCATCATGATGAGCCCGCCGCCAATCATCGCATTTTGGTGCGAGTACATAATCGAACCGGAACCATGAACGACCGCAACCCTGACATTGATATCGACTCGCAACCCATCCCGCCAGGGATGTATCTTCTGCCCGGTAATTGCCTCCAGCGATACGCCAAGCTAGCCAAAGTGCCGTTTGGAGTCGCCACGACGATGGACGGATACAAAAAACCGCGAACGGTTGGGCTGATCATCCGCGAGTCCGACCGGGCGCGGATGGAGGCAAGGTTGGCAATGCCAAGAGGATATCAGTCCGTCGGATCAAATAACGCTCAAGCGGAATCCCTGCGCCCGTATCCAAAAAGCTCGACACGCATTACTAAAATCTCGTCTCCGACCGGTGAGTAACCGTCCGATCCTCATGAAAACGATTCCGAAAGCCAAACCGAGCAAGCCCAGCCCGAAGCCCATGCCTGCGAAGAAGGGGGGGAAGAAGGTAGCCAAGAAGCCGGCGAAACCGCGGGCATTGAACGTGCGCCAAATCCGGTTTGCGGAACTGGTGGCGGGCGGGATGGTTGCCACTCAGGCTTACGCGGAAGCTGGATATTCCAAAGATCCACGGATCGCGGAAGCTCACGCCTGGCGCCTGGTGGAAAATGGTGGCGTGAAAGCTCTCATCACCCAGATCATCGAAAAAAGGTCCCGGAAATTCGAGCTCAAGCGCGAAGAACTCGCCCGCCATTTGCTCGGCGCGATCATGACGCCGATTGATGAGATCGATGGATCGAGCCCGTTTGCCCAGGAAAACATCTTCGACGGCAAGGGTGGCCGGCGGATCAAATCGATGGGCAAGGTCGAGTCGGCCCGCCTGCTCTGCGAAATGATGGGCTGGAAGGAACCGGAGCAACACGTGATCGAATCCGGACCGAAGACCCTCGAAGCGGTGCGCGAGCGGGCCCGGCTAATGGCCGCGCCGCTGGGCCGGGTGATCGATCGGTGACAGGTGTTCACCCCCACCGGTGGTAGGGCAAAACGCGGATTTCCGGCATTACAGGCGAGGCCGCGAGTTTTCCCCGTAGGTATCACGAAACGGATTCCGCATTCTGTGTGTTGGAACAAGTTGTCGCCCTGCGCCCGTTTCCGAGTCCCCCACCCTTCCGCATCCTCGCTGCATGGAACCTGACCCGCTTGTCCTGCAGTTTCGGGCCACCCTGCAGCACCTGGCCACCGCAGACGAAGAGGAGATCCTGGCCGCGGCGATGCGCTCGCCCGCAATCCACTTCGCGCTGTTCTGCCGGATCAAGAATGACGACAACGAGGAGATCGAGCCGATGCCGAACATCCTGCAGCTGCGGATGTGCGAAGCCTTCGAGACGGTGAAGGACTTGGGGATCCGGGTGCGGATCATCGTCACCAAGCCACGGCGGGCCGGCTGCAGCTCGTTCGTCGAGCACATCGGCTACCACAGCGCCATGAATTCCCCCATCGAGGGCATCACCATTTCCGACAACAAGGAGCACAGCGCGGAAGCGATGCAGAAGCTCGGCAGCTACGGCCAGAGCGACAGCTACCCGTGGGGCGTGCGCGTGGTCACCAACCCGGCGCATTCGATCTCGTGGAGCAACGGCAGCAAGTGGACGGTGGACACCGCGGAGAACCCGGACGCCGGCGCCGGTGGCACGTATCAATTCGCGCACTGCTCCGAGACCTCGAAGTGGCCGCAGACGACGACAAGAAACGACGTGAAGACCATGACCTGTCTTGCGCCGGCCGTCTCTGGCATGAACACGGTGATGTTCAGCGAGTCCACCCCGGAAGGTGCCCGCGGCTGGCAGTTCAAAACTTGGGGCGAGGCGGTCACCCTCGATAAGTTCCTGACGATGTATCGCGCCGGGATCCGGCCGGAAGAAATCTGGATCAAAGTGTTCGCCGCCTGGTTCGAGTTTGACAGCAACCGCCGCCGGCAACCGGTCACCGCGCAGGAGATCGAGGAGATCGAAAACACGCTCACCGACCACGAGATTTCCGAGATCGAGAAATACCAGCTGGACTGGGAACAGGTGGCATGGCGGCGCGACACGATCCGGACCAAGTGCGACGGCGACCCGAAGATTTTCAGCTACTACTACCCCAGCGACGACGTGACCTGCTGGCTGGCCTCCGGGGCCCCGCGGTTCGACATGCAGATCGTGCTGGAGATGGAAATGCGGGCCAAGCAGACCACGCCGGAGATCGGCTACCTCGTCAGCCAGGATGACAAGCGCGTCTCGTGGCAGGTGCAGCACGATGGGACCGGCGACATCCAAATTTGGGAACATCCCCTCCCCGGCCTGAAATACCTGGTGGTGCTCGACCCGGCATCGAGCGCCTCGCAGACGGTGGGCGCCGATACCGACTGCCACTCCCTGAGCGTGTGGCGCGACGGCTACCACGACCAGCTCACCGACCGCTACAAGCCGGCCAAGCGCGTGGCCCGGCTCAAGCCGCCCTTCCGCGGCGAAGGTGCCGACGTGGCCGGCCACACCGCCCGCCTGAGCAAGTTCTACGGCCGCTGCATGGTGGCGATGGAAGTGAACATCGGACTGGGCATTCTCGAGCTGCTGCAACTCGCCGGCATCCCGCTTTACAAGCGCCGGCCGCTGTCCCACCGCACCGGTCAGATCGTGGAGCAGTATGGATTCAAGATGGGAACCAAGGAGGAACGCGAGGCGCTCATCTCCGGCCTGGCAACCGCGATCCAAGACCGCAACATCGATCCGAGCTGTCCCTATGCGCTCGCCGAATACAAGAGCTTCATCCGCTGGCCCGATGGCAAGTCCGCAGCCTCGGCCGGCAAGCACGATGACGACGTGATGGCCGACGCGATCGCCTGGAAGGTGCTGCCCTCGGCGACGACCTACACCGAGCATAAGGCCAAGCATTTCGACCCGCCGGACGCCAAGAGCTGGCGCACGGTGGTGCGGCGGTGGTGAAATGGGCTTGCCGCGTGGCGAGGCAGCAGGTAGATTCACCAACGAAAGAACCCCCGACGCGAGCGTAAGCAGCGCACCAACGGGGGTCAATAAACGGCCTGCCAGTGAAAACCGAAACGAGCCGGTGTTTTTTGGGTCGCTCCCTGAGTTCCCCGGATTTAGGTTCACAATCTGGAGCGCACAGGCCACCCCCTTTCGACAGTGCCCCGGACGCCTCTCCACGATGCGAACCAGCCGGGGCCTTTTTGTGCTGACCCTGCGCCCGTATCGCCGCGGCATGATCCCTGCCACTCTCCGTCATCCCGGCAAGCCATGCAGAGCCGGATAAGCACGGGGGTTGCATCGCTGTCCCTACACGCGTGACGCCTCACGCTCCGTCATCCATGGCAGGCGACTCCCCTTCCCCTGCGCCCGTTTCAGCGGGCCAAGGCGCGTGACAGTCTCCGCGCATGGCTTCCCGATTCCGCTCCCTAAACGATCCCGAAGCTCAAGACGCACTGGACACGGTTCCGGTTGCCCCTGAGCGCCCCGTTGTAGATGTTGCACGCGCTCAAACGCTGGCCCGATCCTCCAACAACCCGCAGGCGCAAAAGCAGGGCAATGCGATGCTCGATGAGCGCCGCCGCCAGCAGGAAAGCGCCGCCCGCACCGCCCAGGTGGAGCAGAACAAGGCCGCCCGCGAGGCGGAGCGAGCAGCCAAGGAGGCGGAACGGGCAGCTATCAAAGCCCAGGAGGATGATCGTGCCCGCGGTATCCGTGAAGCAGCGGCACAAGGGGCCAAGATCGAGACCGACATTCCCACCGGCAAGCGGACGGTGGCCACGCACCCCGATGGCAAGCCCATGTCGGAGGCTGGCCCGGTCGGGAAACCGTTCCTGCAACCCACCGCCGAAGCCGCGATTTCGAGCATTCCAGGCATGGGCGGATTCGCGTCACTCACTCGCCCGGCCGACAAACAACGGCTCGACCAGACTCAGGAGGTTGCCCAGAAATTCCGCGACGACAGTTTCAATACCGTCGTGCAGCCGCTACCATCGGACACCGACCCAAAGACCGGCGCCATCACCGGAAAGCTCAAGGATGAGTTTGGAGCGCCGCAAACCGTCCAACTCGGCACGGATCAAGGCGTGCAAGCCAAGGTGGCCAAGGACGCGGACCTTGAACTACGCCGGCAAGAACTCGCGCTGCGCACAAACCGGGTGGATCAAGACAAGAAGCGCTTCACCCCGCAGTGGGACGCGGTGGAAAAACCCTACAACCTCACCAAGTCCGCACTGGAGAAGATCCAGTCCAAGCCTTTCCGCCGCAACGCCAAGGGCGAATGGGAGAAGTTCGATCCCGATACCAACCTCGCCATCCCTGTTGCCTTCGACAAAAGAAACGAAAGCAAGGCCGAGATCGCATTTTACGAGGCCAGTCTGAAAGACGCCCAGATCCAGCACAGCGCGGCCAAGGCGAAGTATGAAAAACTGGTTCCCTTTTCCGACAACCTGAAGCGCAACGATGAGGAGATCGAGGCCGCTCGCCTGAAACTCACCGAGGAGAAGATCCTGCATGACTCCGGTATCAAGGCGGATGCTCCGCTGCCGTCCTTCACCAGCGAGGGCAAGGAGAAGGCTCTGGCGGAACTCAGCACAGCAAAACCAACGACCGTCCGCCTGAAGCAGCAGGACGGCAGCGAAGCCGATGTCCCCATGCTCCCGCTCAAGACCCAGGACGGGCAGAGCATCCACATCCCGATGCTGGACGAGGCCGGCAAGAAGCTCACCCCGACCGAAGCCCTCGACCAATACGACAAGACCGGCACGCATGTGAAGCTGGAGACCGATCAGGACGACAGCGACACGGTTTCCCCGTTCACCCGCAAGCTCGCCAACATGGACATCGAGGCGGCGCGGGTGCAGTCCGCGCTTTCCACGGGCAAGGCGGACCCGGTGGAGGGCGACAAGCGCTTGCAGGTGCTCGCCGAGGTCAAAGGTCAGACGCTCAACCAGGCCAAAGCGGAAGCAAAGGCGCGGCTCGAGGAACAAGGCCGGGAGATCGCCTCGCAGTTTATCGGCACGGGGATTGAGGCACAGAAACTCTCCGGCAACACGCCGGGGACATACGCCACCGCCAAGGGCAGCCTGAATGAAGCGGCAGACACCCGGTCGGGAGTCGCAAAAGCTCTTGAGATGGCAGGCGGAGACATCGACAAAGCGATCAAATTTGCCAATCGCGAGTTTCAAGACATTGAAAACGCAGCCAATAAGATTCCAACAGGCCCAACAGGGTTTCCTAGTCCAGGCGCGATGAGTATTGACGCAACCCGAGCGACCAAGTTCAGCGGGGCAGCGGAGTCGCTCACCAAAATGAAAGCAGCCATGGACGCCGCCGGCATTGCGCCCGAGGACCGCGCCGATGCCATTCAAGATGCCGCCAAGATCCACGCCTGGACCGAGAACGACACCGACAACATCCGCCAACTCAAGGCGGGTGATATCGTCATCAATCCGGGCAGGGTGTTCGGACAGAAGGATGCCATCATTGCCGAGATCAACGCATCGAAATCGTCCCCCGCGCAGAAAAAAGCGGCCGTGGCTCGCCTGGATGCCATGCGCAAGGCGATGGCGGAACAGACTCACGAAGCCATCGTCAAGGGCGAGCAGTTAACGGACAAGGTCCTCGGCGGCATACCCCAATTTACCGAGAAGTGGACCAGCGCCGACCAGAAATTCAAAACTGACTACGATGTTCACGTCGCGGCAAAAGCCAAGGAAGGCATCACCGACAAGGCGGAGTTGATTGACAGCTACATGGCGGAAAAGGACAGCCGCTGGATGCTCACCAAACTATATGACGCCCTCGGCACCGGGATTGCCAGCGGAGCGGTCGGCATTGGTAAAACGGGTGTCGGGATCGCGGCGTCTGCCTTCTCGATTGCCGACATGGCCACCGGCTACGGCAGCGGACCGGCGGCATCCCTCGGACAAAAACAAGTGTCCATGCAGGGAGACATCTCCGCGATGGACGCCGCAGGCAAGACCCGCGGATTGACGGGGGGCTATGTCATCGCCTCCGATCTCGCCAACACCGTCACCCAGATGGCCCCGATGTTTATCGGAGGGGCTGCCGCCCAAGGACTCAAAGGCATCGCGCAATTTGCCACTCGTCACATGGCCGTGGGTGGATGGGCCGCCGCGCAAGGCTGGGAATCCGCTACCTCGCAAGCTCTGCAATACAAGGCCGAGCAAAAAGGATCAGCACTGACCCCTGACGAGATCGTTGCCACGCTGCAAGACCCAAAGGTCATCGCGGGGGCCTTTGCCAACGCGGCCCAAACCTTGGCCCTCACGTATCTCTTCCGCGAAGGTGCCGAACGAATGGCCTTGGGAATCAGGGGCACTGTCCCCGAAGCCATGACCGTACGCCAATTCCTTGGCAAAGGAGGGCTCCGCGTGCTGAAGGACGGCACCTTCCGCAAGGAGATCACCGCGCTTGGCCGCAATCTGAGAGCTGACGCACTGGATGAAGGCGCGGAAGAATCGCTCAACCAGGCCTTTGAAACTTTCATCGTCGCGGCAGCCACCGGCAAAGACATCAAGCTGGGCGATGCCATCGAGCAATGGGTCAAAGCCGGGGGCATGGGAATGGCGGTCGGCGCAGGCGTCAACCAGGTGCGCATGGGCGGCACCCCAGAAAGCCGGCAAAAGGCGCTCGTTACCGCCCTGCAAAACCAAATACTCGGACAACCCGAGCGCTCGATGGTTTCCACGGCGCTTGCTGCCACCGATCCACAGGCCAAGCCCGCGACCGAAACGGAACTCAAGGCGGCCCGTCAGCTCGTGCAGCCGTCCACCACGGCCCTGAAGGAGATCGAAGAGCGCCGCGCCGCCTACGCTGCCGCCATCAAGGCCAAGGATTACAAGGGAGCCGCGGCCATCGATCAGGAGATCAACGACAAGTTCACCCAGGCGCAATCCGACGCCGCGCTTGATGCCGCCGATGCCGTGATGCTCACCCGCGAGCTTGGCGCACTCGAACAGCAGGGCAAAGATGCCATTGCGCAGGCAGAGCAAGCCGTCACTGACGCATGGTTGAGCGGTGACAAGAAAGCGGCAGCGATTGCCGAGGCGAATCTGGAACAGGTGGAAAAAACCGCCCCCAACGTATCGCTTGCCCGTGCCGCGGTGAAACTGGCCACCGGCCAGGACATCGGCACCCTCACCGACTCCGAACTCCGTGCCGTAGGCTACAAACCCGGCGAGGACGGCGCAGTCGTGCCAATGACGCCCAAGGAGCTGAAGGACGCTGGCATGACCAAGCCTCTCATCCGCCGCGCTGCGGACGGAACCGCCGTCATCCTCGATGAAGCCATCGATCAAGTCATTCAAACCTCCAGTCTGGCGAGCAACCGCATCCAACTTGGCGAACAAGCCGCCATGGAAGCCGCTCAAGCCCGTTTCGACGCCGCGCAAGCGCAACTCACCACCCCACCACCCGCCACCAATGAGCAAAACCCGCAAGGAACACCCGGATCGCAAGGACCTGCCGCGAATTCACAGCCCGCACCCACCGACCCGAACGCATCTGTTTCCGGTGGAGGAGCTGGAACCACAGCGCCAGTATCAGGTGGAGCCGGAGCAGCGCAGCCGAAATCGCTCAGAGACCAAGCTGCGTCGTCGGTTCTAAAAGCTGGAGATAAGCTGATTGATCGGAATACCGGAGAAACCGTCACAGTCCTGTCCACCGATAATAATATGGGTGGTTTTGCGGTAGATCGCAACGGCAAACGTGAAGCGCACATTAACATGATGCACCCGTTTGAGTGGGAGGATTATCAAGCACCAGGAACCGGAGCGCCCGCCACGCCGGGGCAAGCGCCGGTAAGCGGCAACGTCGCCACCCTGGACGCCGACGCTTACGAGCGGGAGCGTGCAATCAATCCCGCGCTGCCGGAAATCAAGGACGTGGTGCGAGCCGCGTTTGATGCCGGCCAACCGGTCTCGGTTTCGATGGTGGATCGTGCCGGTGGCTTCATGGCCGATGGCAGCGGGATTCAGACCCCTCCCGGCTACACTCGCCGCGGCGACATGCTGGTCCCGCCAGCGGCGCCCACGCCGGCAGCCCCAGGGAAGGTTGGAGGAACCCAACTGGCGAGTCGTGGTGCGACAGTTCAAGCGGCAGCAGCCAAGGTCACGGGGAAAGGCGCAAACATCGACTTTGCCACTGACCGGGCAGATGCCGCAGGTCGGTTCGGACTCGATAACAACACCCAAAATCGCACCACGACACCTCGTGCCCGAGCCTATAAAAAAGCCGACGGATCGACAGGCATCATCCTGTTTCCCGCCGCGTTGAAGTTGTCGGATTCCGACTTGGCGACCGTGATCGACCACGAGCGGATCCACCTTGAGCAATACGAATTCGAAAGCACGCCAGAGGGTGAAGCTACTGCGAAAAAAGCCGAAGCCACCTTCGACAAATCAAGCCCCGAGTATGATTCCAAACTCGATGACTTGATGCGCAAAGAATACCCGAGCTGGGACAAGCTCAGCCCAAGAGGGAAAGTCAGGGAAGCCTCACGAGCAGCGATCGAGGCTGCGTTAAAAGGAGAAACATCACATTTCAAGGCTGGGTTATTCTCCTATCTCAAAGCCTTTATCAAACACCTTGAAACCGTGTTTGCGGGAGATTCCTCGATGTCGAAATACATCAATGGACTCAAATCCAAGATCCAAGAAGGCGTGCCCGGTTCCGCAGCCGCAGCGCCCGCGCCGGTAAGCGCCCCCGAGCTCCAAACCGCCGAGCAGTTCGCGGCAACAGGCCGCACGGATGGCGCACAGGTCGTCACCGCCGCCATCAAAGCCGGAAATCCGGTTTCGGTCAGCATGGCCGCGGCGCACGGCGTGACGGCAGCCCCGGCCGGATACGTGAAGGTCGGTCCGATTTACGAAAAGGAGCAGGCCAAAGTCACACGCAAGCCCATCACCGATTCCGAACTCGATGCCGCGGAAAAGATCGCCGACGAGGTGATTGCCCGTCTCCAAGGCAGCACCCGTAACGTGAATTTCGCCAAGCAGCGCAAAGGAGGCAAAGACCTTTCCGGCGGAGTGGTGACCAACCTTGACGGGACGATCACCCTGATCGCGCAGGACATGGCCCAAGTCATCAAGGATTTCGGGCTGAAGAATGCCGTCCAACACTTCTACGACCTTGCCCTGAAGCATGAGGTGATGCACACCGCCCAGCTCGGCGTGGTTTCTCAGCAAACCGGCATCGCCCAGGATGATCCGGCGTTTGCTCAAGCCTTCGCAGACTTCTACGCGCCCTTGTATCGCGCCGTCGTCGCCGCCAACCCGACCGCGGAAGCCAAGGCGTCTTCCCGCTACACGCAAGCCGCATGGAGCGGCCTGTCCGATGGTTACAAAGGCGCGGAGATGTTCCGCATGTTTGGTGAGGATCTGATGGACGGGAAATCCTCCGAGATCATCGAGTGGGAAAACCTCGGCAAGAACGAGCGCAGCATCATTCAAGCGGCCATCGACTACCTCGTGTCACTGCTCAAGGGCAACACGCTCTCCATCGAGGCCAAGAAACACGCCGTCACGCTGGTTAAACGCTATTCCGAGCTCACCGGGCAGGAAATCTCTGCCGATGCGAAGGCGCTCGAAGCGGAACTCAACACTCTCAGCGGCACTCCGCCGCCAACCTCGAACACCACACCCAACACCCCAGATGGCCGCCAAGAAAACCGCAGTGAAGCAACCCCAGAAAGCAATGCCCAAGACCCCGCCGGGCAAGATGGCAATGCCGTTCCAGAAGGGCAAAGCCCCGATGAAAAAGGGCAAGTGCTGAACCCAGAGCCCGCCGGTGACGTGTCGAAAGATGCGTTGCCGGTCGGCTCGATTGTGCGCTCGAACGCCTACAAGAGCGAAGGCCCCATCACCATCGCCGGACCGATTGAGGACGGCCCGCTGGGCCCGCAATACCCGGCCAGCGTCAACGGCCGCGGTTTCAACCTGGCGGTGAAGTTCATTGATAAGGTGGAGTCGATTCCCGCCCCCGAAGTCGCAACCGATCCGCTCCAGAACGCCCGCGATGTTAACGGAACCATCCGCGAAGGGATGGAAGCCGCCGTAAAGGCGCATCCAGAGCTTACGGAGAAGAATGGTGACGCCTCCGACCTTGGCTTGGACCTCGGAGACATCGCTTACGGCATGGCGGACGCGCTGGCCACCGTGCCGGCCGCGCAGCGCAAGGGCATGGTCGATTCCGCGATTGCCGCGTGGATCGAGGACAACCTCGCCGAGAAGCCTGCCAAGGCCACCGGCACCACCGACCAGAAAGCCCGCCGCAAGGCATGGCGTCAGGCCGCCCAGGACAAGCTCAACGCCGCCGCCCGCGCCTACATCAACTCCGGCGTGCCGGAAGCGTTCTTCGCCGTCATGCAGCGCGGCCGCATCACCCCGATGCCCAACATCCTTGGACTCATCCGCAAGCGCCGCGACAACGGCGCCAAGCTCACCGAGAAGGAAATCGCCATTTGGCGGAACGAATCCGAGTGGAACGGCGCGCTGAAAAAATCCAACTACACCGGCGGCGGACAGAACCCGCTCGCCCGTGCGATGATCGACCTGATCATGGCCCGCCAGGGGGAAGGCCAGATGCCCAACACCATCGCCGACCAGCTGCTGCCGAAGGTCACCACCGCCTCGGAGATGTTCGAGGCGCTCGCCAAAGAGCTGCGCACCGTCACCAGTGGCAAGAACGAGGACCGCGCCGGCTTCGATCCGATGGACGATCCGAACTACGAGCCCACCGACGCCGAGATTGCCGCGTGGGAGGCCAAGCAGGAGGCCGCCGCGCAAAAGCAGGAGCAGCAGCCCTACGTCACGCTGGCGGACGCCTACGGCTACGCGGTGGAGGCCTTTGGCGGCGATTCCGCTATTGCCCAGAAGATCGGAGTGATTTCGGACTTCACCGACCGCTACAACCGCGGCGAGATGCCGCTGGTCCGCGCCGTGATCTCCGCCGAGTTCGAGCGCCACGCGCAAGGCATGGCGATTCCCGAGTGGGATGCGGCCAACCCCGATCTCATGCAAGGACCGGGAGCGGCGTTCCTCAAATTCTTCCGCAGCAGCACCCCGGAAAGCCTGCGGGCGACGATGGAAAGCCTGCCGGTGCAGGACACGGGCAGCGCGTTGTTCTCGAGCCCGGCGCCAACCAGCCAAGGGCGCGGCTCGATTGTAGAAATGCCACCCGCCGTCATCGGGCATTCTCTCGACGCCACCAAGCACCCCGAGTATGCAGCAGCCAAAGCCGGCAATCCAAACGCCGCTCTCCGCGTCGCCCGTGACCTGGTCACGCCTCAAATGAGGTCCGCCGTCAAAGCGCTGATTGGCGACAGCACGCCAGTCATCGTGCCGGTGGTCGCCATCGAGGCGACAGGCAACAACATGATCCCGCAGATGGTGGCCATTCGGCTCGAAGAGTCTCTTGGTTTGTCATCCACTGCTGAAATCGTGCAATCGGTCAGGGCGCACCGTTCGGATAAGTCGGGACTGGACAGGGTTTTCTCGCAACCCGAATTCAGCGGCCCGGTTGAGCAAGGGCAAACGTATCTGCTGGTTGATGACACCCTCACCCAAGGCGGCACCTTTGCCGCGCTGGCGGATTACATCACCCGCAACGGGGGGGAAGTGGTTGGAGCTGTCGCCTTGACCGGTAAGCAATACAGTGCCACGCTCCGTCTTAGTGAACCGCTTCTCGCCCAACTCCGCAAACGCCTTGGCGACCTTGAAGACACCTTCAGGACGGCCACCGGCCACGGATTCGAACGACTCACCGAGTCAGAAGCCCGCACGCTCGTCAGCTATGGTCCGCTTGAGCGAGTCCGAGCAAGAATCCTTGAGGCAGCAGTCACGCGAGGCGATGGACTGGGCACGCTCAATGAAGGGCAAGGCGATTCCTCGTTAGGATCATCGCTTCGTTCCTCCCCGTCTCAACCCGGCTTCTCCTTCGACCAGACCACCGACGCCGGCGACGCCAGCCAGCAGGGGCTCGATTTCACGGCCTCGCAAGCCACCCCGGCAGCCCCCGGCCGCTTCCGCCCGAAGACGCTGGTCGAGTTCGCCAAGCCTTACCGCGGGCCCTCCGGTGCAGAGCTCCAAGCCTACGAGTGGAAGCACACGCTCCAGGAAACCGTGGACAAGCGCGGCGAGGATGCCGCGGTGCGCGTTTCCAACTGGGAGGATGCCGCCACCAACATGCAGACTGGGCGCGAGATCGTCCACCAGTTCCACGTCACCACCAAGGACGGCAAAGCCTACGTCGTCAGCCTCGAATCCGCCCTCAAGATCCTGGGTTACACCTCGGAGAACGGCAAGGCCGCCGGACCCGTGCGCAACCTCGCATCGATGCTGCGGACCCGTGCCCAGCTCGCCATGGAGGCGGAAGCCCTGCGGCCGGCCGTGGAGGCGAACGAGGCCAAGACCCGGCGCTACGAGCAGGAGCAGACGGCCCTTCAGAGGCAGCGCATGCCCAAGCCGGTTTTCACCGTCGAGGAAGGCCGCCCCATCATGCGGATCGGAGCGCTCGAAAAGTGGGGGACGCTCGCCGGCACCCCGGAATCCTTCGCCAAGCGCAGCGAATACGATCTCCGCACCCTGGAAGAGGAATGGCGCAGGGAACAAGCCCGCGCCGTCGCCGGGTTGAATGGCGGGGAATACAACACCGGCAGCAAGCTCCGCGAGATCGAGGCCCGCATCGCCAGGATGGACCGGAAGATTCAGGACGCGGCCGCCGCCGGCAGCTCCAACCAGGTCGATCCAGCCAGCGCCGACACCGCCCCGCTTGGACTCTTCGACAGCCTCCCCGCCGGACCCAACACCAAGTTCATCGAGAACACCGCCAAGGCCTACGAAGCCGCCCCGGAAGGTAGCAAGGCCCGCGAGGAGATCGCCAAGGTTTCCGCCAAGCGCGAGGGCATGACCACCCACGGCAAGGTCCAAAACATGCCGCAGGGCATGATGGACTTCGGCATGAGCGGCAGCTTTGGGACCAAGGACCAGCCCTCCCTGTTCGATACCGGCCCAAATGGCCGCCCGAGCATTCAGACCACGGACGGCGGGACCCTCGAAGCACCTGGTCAAATCTCACTGTTCTCGTCGCCTGCCTACCACGGCACGCCGCACAAGGTGGACAAGTTCAGCCTCGACAAGATCGGCACCGGCGAAGGGGCGCAGGCATACGGTTGGGGGCTGTATTTCGCGGATTCCAAGGAGGTCGGGGAAGGTTATCGGCAGCGACTCTCGGGAGGGCAGTGGCAAGGGTCGGACGGCACAGTTTATCAACCGTTGGAGATCCGTGAAGCGGTCGAGAAAAAGGCAAAGGAGCTTGGATTCGGAATCCGCGCTGCCACCGACGCCGCAGACAACTGGTCATCGCACGCCAAGGGGCAAGATATGTCTCATCTTGCTGCATTTGAGGCAATCCGTCAGGTTGTCGTGGAAAAAGGCATCAAGGTGCAACAAACCGGCAACCTCTACCGCGTGGAACTCGACGTGGAGGACTCCGACCTGCTGGACTGGGACAAGCCGCTGAGCGAGCAGAGTGAGAAGGTAAAGGCAAGTCTCGGAGAAATCGGGATTCTGTCAGATCGGAAAGGACACAAGATATATGAAGAGGTGCAACGTCAGGCGTTCAAAGACAAGTATGGTGAACGTCCTGATGCGTATGAAGATGTGAATCGATTCGGTCTCGATAAGGAAGCCAGCGGAAAACTCCTCGCCGCAGGCATCCCCGGCATCCGCTACCTCGACGGCAAGAATCTCAGATGCGCAGATTGAATTATCCGAGAAAACTGTCGCCGCAAGAAGAGCCGAAATGGAGGCCGATCCGACACCAGAAAAGAAAATGCTCCTTGGCATGGCGGAAAGGTATTTGGAAGGGCTCAGAGCAAAAGCTACCCAAGGCACTTACAACTATGTGATCTTCGACGAGAGCAAGATCAAGATCACGGAAGAGAACGGGAAGCCGGTGAAGCCCGCAGGGCAGTTGGTGTCGATGTTCCCGCAAGAACCCCGAAGCACCCCGCATACGGGCTTCGAGGAGAAGTTGCAGGCGAAGATTGACGAAATCAAGCGGAATGCTTCTTCGCTCTTCTCCAGCCCTTCCAACCAGCGCTCGCTCGACTTCGGCTTCTCAGGCAGCATGGGTAGCCGCGATCAAGGCGGTTTCGACTTCGATGCCAAGCCAGCCACCGGATCCGCCAAGATGCCGCGGAGACTGCCCGACACCGCGTTCACCCGGACCATCGACCGCATGGGCCCCGACCGCGGCGAGCTGCGCAAGTTCGACAAGGAGGCCTACGAGGCGAAATACGACCGCATCGGCAAGGAAGAGCAGGCGAAGGACGCGGCCAACGACGCCGAGATCGACGCATGGCTTGCCACCATCCCCGAGAACAAGCCGATCAGCTTCGAGGTGGGAAATCCCGCGGAAGACTTCTCCGGATTCAACGTGGTGACCAAGAACGCCTCCGATCCTGCCCGCCCATGGCGTGCCACCTGGTGGAGACGCTACCCGCGCCCCGAGTGGACCGATGCGCAGGAAGAGGAATACGAAGCGCTGTTCAAGCAGACCCGCACCGGCATGGTTGGCGTTTCCGACGAGGAATACCGCGCCGTTCACGCCCGCTTGAACGAGCTGGCCGACATCCAGCGGTTGCCCGGCAAGACCCGCATGCTTCCCACCGGCCACCAGGAATTCAAAACGCGCCGCGAAGCCCTCGATGACGCAGTGAGCATGACCGAAGGCCAGCCGGAGCCCCTCATCGGTGCGCTCTTTTCCTCCCCCTCCATCGGCGGCCAAGGCAGCTTCGACTTCGGCACCTCCGGCAGCTTCGACACGAAGCGGCAGCGCGGCTTTGATTTCAGCGAGACGCTAACTACCGAGGATTCCTCGGCAGTTCAGCCAACCCGCGCCACCGCGCCACAGGTTCCCATCGAACCCTATTCTCCCGAGTTCAAGCTTCTCCCGCGTGAGGAGAAAGCCGCCATCATCCAAGCCAAGACCGAGGCCAAAGCCGCGGAGCGTGCCGGCATCACCGACTTCGGCGAGAAGATCGGCGGAGCCCGCAAGGACCTGGCCGTCAAGACTGGCGAGGCTGCCCGCCCGAAGAAGACCAACGACAAGCCCGGCTGGTTCAACCGCTACGAGATCGGCGAGGTGGTGGCGGAGATGAATCCGCAAAGCCCGCTGGAATCCTATCTCTCGCGCAGCAGCGGAATGCCCACCGGCGACGTGGGCCGCTTCATCATCACCGACAAGCGCAAGACCGATTACTTCGGCAAGCCCGAGCGTGCCACCCGCCAGAGCTTCGCCACCCGCGAGGAAGCGGAAGCGTTCATCCCGATGATCGAGGTTTCCCGCAACCACCGGGTGCGCAAAGGCGAAGACAGCACCTACGCCATCTGGCGCAGCGTCTCCGACCGCAAGCGCGTGCAGGTCGTCAAACAGACCTTCGACACCGAGAAGGAAGCCATGGAATTCATGGCCAAGCACGCCGCCGACATCATCGAAACCAAGACCTCGTGGCGCGAGGAGTTGATCGTCAAACCGGACAACGCCGTGCGCAAAGGACCGGAACGCAGGCAGGGTCCAGCCACCTCGGAAATGTTTCAAGACGCCTTCGGCTTCCGCGGCGTCGAGTTCGGCAAGTGGATGCGCCAGGCCGGCGACGGTAAGGAGCGCCAAGAGGTGCTCAACCATGCCTACGACGGCCTGCTCGATCTGGCGGAACTCATCGGCATCCCGCCCAAGGGCATCAGCCTCAACGGCGAGCTTGGACTGGCCTTTGGAGCTCGCGGGCAGGGACTCAGCGGAGCCAAGGCGCACTACGAGCCGGATTACGTGGTCATCAACCTCACCAAGATGAGCGGTGCCGGCAGCCTGGCCCACGAGTGGATCCACGCGCTCGACCACTACCTCGGCAGGCAGGACGGCCGCGCCAGCAGCCAGCTCGTGAAGAACAAGGACGGCGACATGGTGCTTAATCCCGGTGCCTTTGAGGAAAACGCGGTTTCCACCCGCTTCAGCAAGGATTCCAAAGTGCGCGAGGAAGTGCGGAACGCTTTCGTCCGCCTGATGGACACCATCATGACCAAGGCGGTCGAATACGTGGAGGATTCCAACAACGCCGAACGCTTCGTGGCCACCAGCCGCAAGGATCTGGAAAACCATCTGGCATCCATCCGCAAGGATTACACCCGTGAGCCGGACCCACGCTGGGAAAAGCGCCGCAAGGTCGCCACCACCGCGCAGCTCGAGATGTTCGACGCCATTGCGGACCGCCTCGTCAACGGCCAGGACCTCGCCACCGACTGGCGCACTATCGAAGGCGGCAAGGCCAAGTATGGCACCGTTCGCTGGACCAGCGACACGCTTGAGAAGCTTGGAGAGCTTCACAAGCAGATCACCAACCGCAGCGGCTTCGACAAGGAGCGCAACGGCACCCTCGACTACCTCCGCGGCTACATGAGCCGCTATGCCGA